TAGATGGAATTCGAATTCATTGGTTCAACAACTGACGGAAGATGGCATCACAATGGACCCGTTCGGCCAAGGTTTCATTTCTATGACGGCACCGATTAAGAATGCGGAAATATTGGTCAAAAAACGATTGTTGCACCACGGCGGCCACGGGATGTTGCGGTGGATGGTGGCGAATGTCGTCACAAAAAAGGACGACGCGGAAAACATTAAATTCTCAAAAGCCAAGGCGGGCGATAAAATTGATGGTGTCATTGCAATGATTATGGCATTGGGTGAGATGATGACGATGGAAAACAAGGATGTTTCGTCTACATCTACCTATGAAACACAAGGAATTCGAATGCTATGATGAATTTAGAAGATGCGCGACGCTTGGGATTGGCGTTGTTTGAATTGGGATTGACGCCGTGGATGGCAGAAACGGGCGATGGATATATCATCCGCGTTCTAATTGATGGGGAAATCATCAATGTTTTTCGTGCTGATGTGACGCATTATGGAGATAATTAAAAAAAAATTGTTTTTTTCTTGCTCACAATTTGTTAATTCGGAAAATAGGTGTAGATTTGAAGTGTTGGAATTAACCAACGACCAAAAACAACCACAAGATGACACTTTTAGAAAGACTAACCGCAGAAACACAAGAGTTGAAAAAGACCTACATCGAAATGACAATCGAATGGGCAAAAGAAGATTTCGCACAAACAAAAGAATGGATTCGCAATGCCTACAAAATGCAAAGAACAGAACTTACCAATTCTGAATACTGGGCAATTGAACGTAAAATCATGAGATTGCCATCATACTTTTTCAACGGCGATGTAAACGACCACGTTGAAAAAATGGTTAAAGCGGCACAAAAGCACTACACAACATCAATAGCAAAGTTGGCCTTGAGAATCGAAAAGAAAGGATTGAACCAAGATAAGATTGAGATGACAACGGGATATGTAGATGTCAACATCACAACCACAATCACCGATGGCGAAAAGGTTGTTAAAGCATGGACAATCATCGCGGGTGGAGAAATTCAAAAACCACATTACCGCTATTTAGTAAAATAAAACCCAAGGCGGCCCGAAAGGGTCGCCATAATTTTTCGCTTATGTTTTACACAACAACAACAAATGATTCCGTACATTTCCGAACAATGGAACCTATTGATGACATCAGCGTTGGCGACATCATTGAAATGACGCGAACGGGAAAAGAATTTTTAGTCGAATCGATTTCACACAAAGGTGTGATCTTGAAAGAATGCACATCTTTTGTGTCATTCAGTCGTTCGGCATTGAATGAGCGTTTGAAAAGAAACGTTGCCATTCACAAACCCATTTAGGGAAAATCACGCGTTGTTCTAACGCATGGTTGTTTTTGGTTGGTGGGGACGCGTGGTTGCGTCCCCATTTTTTTGGTTGTTGCAAATGATGGTGTAAATTGCAATTGATATTGTACAATCATTTTCAACCGAATGGCCGAAAATCAAAACTTGTTCGGGCGCATTTTGGGCGCGTTTAGAAACAATCCAAACCGCCCATCTACGTCGTTGTCGAATCCAGCCGATTGGCTATTCGCGGACAATGAATCCAAAACGGGAATTGCAATCACGGAAACAACTGCGATGCAATTATCCGCCGTTTTCGGTGCCGTTCGTGTTATTTCCGAAACCATGGCGACATTGCCTTGGTCGGTAAAGCAGACAACCGACGGCGTTGTCATCGATGCAGAAGCACACCCCATCAACAAATTGATTCATCATCCAAATGCGATGATGACGGATTTCACATTCCGCGAAACGTGTCAAGCACACCTTTGTTTGCACGGCAACGCATTCATCGCAATCAAACGCGATGGTGCTGGGAATCCATTGCAATTGATTCCGATTCACCCCGACCGCGTTCAAGTGAAAGTCTACAAAGACGAAAAGTTCTATCAAGTAGACGGAAAAGAAACATTCGATGATTCGGAAATGCTCCACATCGTTGGATTAGGTTTTGACGGGATCGTTGGGAAATCAGTTTTGGAAGCCGCACGCGAATCCATCGGCCTTGGATTAGCGGCCGACCGATTCGGTGGTTCGTTCTTTGGAAATGGTGCGAACGTTTCGGCGGTGTTGACACATCCGGGTCGATTAAGTGATGAAGCCTACAAACGACTCATAAGATCCTGGACACAAAGAAACGCGGGATTGGATAACGCACACAAAACGGCGATTTTGGAAGAAGGGATGAAGGTGGAAAAAATGTCCATCAGTCCACAAGAATCGCAGTTCATCAGCACAAGAAAATTTGGTGTGGAAGATATCGCAAGATTTTTCCGCATTCCATTGGCATATTTGGGAAGCATGGAAAATTCATCCACGCGTGCCAACGTCGAGGAGCAAGGAATTATGTTCCAACGCAACACGATTTTGCCTTGGGTTAAACGATGGGAATCGGAATTGAACCGCAAATTGTTTGTTGGTGATTCCGACTATTATGTGCGTTTCAATATGGATGGATTGTTGCGTGGCGACATCCGTTCGAGATATGAAGCCTACACAAAAGGACGTCAATGGGGATGGATATCGGCAAACGATGTCCGCAAGATGGAAAACATGGCACCGATTGAAAATGGTGACGCGTATTTGCAACCATTGAACATGACGGAAATAGGGGCCACACAAAACGACGCAAACGATGCCGTGGAGTGATTACCCCAAAGCCGCAACGGAACACGCTAAAAGAGCGTTAAAACACCGCGAGGAACACGATTCCGATTGTGGTACATCCGTAGGTTGGCGAACTGCATCTATTTTGGCGAATCGGGAACCCGTTTCACACGATAGATTGCCACGGATTTTTTCGTTTTTATCACGCGCCAAGGTTTATGACCAAGGGGCGTTTTTTGATGAAGATGGAAAAGAGATTTGCGGTTCGGTAATGTACGCCGCATGGGGCGGTGACGAAATGTTGCGTTGGGCCGAAAGAACATTGGAAGAAATGGAAGAAAATAAAAACGAACAAACGAACGAACGACACATCAAATCGGTTGTTGAAACCGACGACGAAATCGTCATCACATTTGGCAAAGGCGAAATGGATGATCCAGGTGTTGAAATGGAATCAAAAACGGAAGAACGTGCCGAACCAAACGAATTGGCGGTTGGTGATTTTGTGCGTTGGAGTTCATCGGGCGGCAATGCATACGGCCGAATCATTCAAGTTGAAAAGAATGGCGAAGTGGAAGCGGATTCCGGATTCGTCGTTCAAGGAACGGAAGATGACCCCGCGGCATTGATTCGCATTTATCGATACGATTCGGAATCGGATGCCTATGTTGAGCGCAAGCCAATTTTAAATGTGGCGCACCGATTCAGCACATTGGAAAAATACGACGCGGAGGTTCGCAAATCGTCGGTCGTAAAAGAACATCGCGAATTCCGAATGGAAAACGCACAATACGAAGGGAACACAATTCGTGGATATGCCGCCATTTACAATTCGGATTCCGAATGGATGGGTGGATTCTACGAACAAATTGAAGTTGGTGCATTTGATGACGTCTTGGAAAATGACGTTCGTGCCTATTTCAATCACGATGAAAATTTATTGTTGGGCCGTGTGTCATCGGGCACACTACGAATCGGAACGGACAAACGTGGTTTGTTCTATGAAGTCGATTTGCCAAACACAACATATGCCAATGATTTGGTTGAATTGATGAAGCGTGGCGACATCAATCAATCGTCTTTTGCATTCCTAATCGGCCAGGATCGATGGGAAGAAAGAGGCGGGAAAACTTACCGAATCATTTCAAAAGTATCACGATTGTTGGATGTTTCACCCGTTGCACAACCCGCATATCCGGAAGCAACATCGGAACTGAAAACACGCGATTTGGAAACGGAAACCAAAGAGGAAGTCAAGGCGGCCGCGGTAGAAGATACCGCATCCGAAGTGGCGGAAACGAAAGAAGAAGATTCCAACCTTTATTTGTATAAAAGTAAAATTCTAAATTTCTAAACGATGAAAAACATCGAATTGCGCGGACAACGCGCGGAGTTGATCAAGAACGCAACGGCGATTGTTGACAACGCACAAAAAGAAGGACGTTCATTGAACGCTGAAGAAAAGTCGAAATTCGACGCAATGGAAGCAGATGCAAGAAGCATCAAAGAACAAATCGACACGTTGGAGCGTGCGGCCGAATTGAAAAAAGAATTGGCAAGCAACGCCGAAGCACGTCAAGCGGCACCAAAGGCAACACGCAAAGGTGCATTCGAAAAATACCTACGCAACGGAATGGGTGCGTTGACTGCTGAAGAACGTTCAATCATGGGTGAATTGCGCGGAACAAGCACACAAGTTGCGGGTACTGATTCTTTGGGTGGATTCTTGGTTCCTCAAGATTTCAGCAACGAATTGGACATGGCGTCATTGTTCACCGGTGAGGTTGAGCGTTTG